TTAGATTGCCTCTGAAACCCGCAGGTCAGGGGCGGTGGTGATTACTTGGAACTTGGGGCGGTCGGGCTGCTGGTACGAATCTGGTACGAATCGTTCCTCGGTTTGTACCGGGGCTTGTTCCGGTGCTCTCGTGCGGCGTGACGGGCGAACGTGGCGGACCTTGTAGGGGCGGCCCTTCGGGGCGTCCTCGGCGCGCTTCGCCATGAACTCCTCCTCGGCGCGCTTCGCCATGAACTCCTCCTCGGCGCCGATGCTCTGGAAGGCGTCCTCCATGACGTCGGCGGCTTCGCGCTTCTGGTCCATGTTCACGTGGGTGTAGATGTCCATGGTGATGGTGGCGCTGGCGTGGCCGGCGAGCTCCTGCATCACTTTGGGGTGCACGCCCTGCTGGGCGAGCATCGAGAGGTAGGAGTGGCGCAGCTCGTGGAGGCACCAACCGTCCAGGCCGAGGAGCTTGCGGTCGCGCTCCCACCATTTGCCGAAGGTGTCGGGATGCGCGCGCTGGGCGTAGAAGTCGAGGACGACGGGCGTGTCCTCGGTCTGCTCGCTCCAACCCTTCTTGAGCCCTCGGTGAAGGTAGTTGCGCGTGAGAAAGTACTCCTGCTGGGCTTTCTTGCGGCGCAGCAGCGCATCGCAGACGAACTCGGGCAAGGGGAGGTTCCTCATGCCGGCGTGGGTCTTCGCCTCCTTGAGGTTGCGGAACGCGTCGAAGTTGTGGTTGACGGTCAGCACCTTGTTGTCGAAGTCGATGTCTCGCCACGACAGGGCGCAGATCTCGCCGCGGCGGAGTCCCATCGTGATGGCTAGGAAGTAGCCGATGTCGCACGAGGTCTCGACCTCGAGCTGGTCGACGAGCTGCCGCATGCGGGCCGGCGTGAGGGCCCGCTTCTCCTTGGTGTCGACCTTTGGCGTCGCCACCTTGTCGATGGGGTTGCGCATGATGACCTCGCGCTCCACGAGGTCGCGGAACATGAGGTCGAGGGTCTTGTTGATCTGGTTCAGATAGGCCCCGCTCGACGGCTTTCCCGAAAGCGTGTCGCCTTGGCGCATCGCCGCGTACATGTCCTCGATCATCTCGGGCGTGATGAGGGCGATTTCGGCCTTGCCGATGTGGCGGGAGACGGCCTTGAAGCAGCGGCGGTAGCGCAGCTGGGTGTTCTGCGAGAACTCGCCGGAAAGGTCGCGACGCTCCATGAAGTCGGCGGCGCACTCCTCGAAGGTGGTGCCGGTGCGCCTCCAGACGCGGTCGTCCTCGATCTCCTCGATGAAGTCGCGCAGGGCCTTCTTGGCCTGGGTGTAGGTCATGTCGTTGACGCGGCGCGTGCGGGTCTTGTACTTGCCCGTGCGCGGGTCGAGGCCCACGGGCACGCGCAGCTGCCACTTGCGGCACTTGGACTTGGGCTTGTCCTTCTCGAGCTGGACGATGGTGCCCTCGCCGATTACCTTGGCCATGTTTAGCACCTCCTCTCGAGGAGGCGGGCGGCAGTTTGATAGCTGATGGGCATTGCCGCGCGGTATGCGCAGATGGCGGCGCCTGTGGCCGCATGGTCGGTCGATGGCATATAATGTCACCGGTCCTTTCCTTGTTAGCGCTTGGTTGGGACTGTCTTTGGGCTCGCGGGAGGTACCAGCTCCTGCGGGCCCGTATCCGTCTGTGCGATGCCTCCTTCCTGTTAGCCGCGGTTGTTGCCGAACGAGCCTCCGAGGGCGTGCGGGAAGGCGTTGCGGCGCCGGCGCATGCCGTCGTAGGCGGACGTGATGCCCTCCAGAACCTCGCGGTCTCGCTCCTCGTACTGCGCGGAGAGCATGTTGGAGAGCTTGTAGCAGGCGAGCTCGATCGACAGGGGCTCCTTGGGCTTCGTGTCGCGTATGAGAAAGCGCTCGCCCGCCACCTCGAACTCCCAGCCGTTGTCGCGGGCGTTGCGGCGCCCTACGCTCTCCGCCATGTCGAGGGCGTCGGCGATCTCGCGGTCGCGCTCGTCGGCGAGGCGCGTCTCCACGAACTCGAGGAACCGCGCGCGCAGGGCGTCGGCATCGCCGAGCGACACCAGGTCGATGAAATCGGCTTCGCCCGAGCCCATGGACTCGTAGAACTGGCGGCTGTACTGCTGGACCAGCTCCTCGTAGCGGCGCTGGTCCTGCGCGCGGTCGCGCGCCTGCTCCTTGCCGTCCTTGTACTGGATGTAGTCGAGGTAGTCGTCAAGCAGGCCCTTGTTCTTGTCGGACAGGGCGTCGTAGACGCGCTGCACGGGGCCGCGCATCTCGCTGGGCTTGATGGGCGTGCGGCCGACGACGGCGTCGATGGTGCAGCCGAGGAAGTCGGCGATGATCCAGGCGCGCTCGATGGGGATCTTGGCGGGCTCCTGCTCGTAGCGGGTGTAGGTGGGTGCGGGTATGTCCACCGCCTCGGCGAAGTCCTTTGCCGTGCGGTATCCCGCCTCCTTCCTGAGATTTTGCAGGCTGTTAGGCACGGCTCGGCCCTCCTCGGATGCGTGCGTCCTATGGAGGCCCGATACGTAGAGATGCCTCCTGTAGTATCCGTTGGAATCATATTACAACATTGAGAATCACCAAGCAACCAGTTTTACAATCATTAGGCGAGTTTGTATCGCAATGTGATTCCGAGCGTGGTAATGTAGCGCGTACGGACGGGGGACGCAAGGGAGCCCTCGCGAGGGCGCGGCTTTGCCGCAGGAAGGGAGGGGTCATGGTCAGGAGCTTCCACGAGCTGCCGCTGCTGATGACGCCGAAGCAGCTTGCCGACGCGACCGGAGAGCACGTGAACTCTATACGGCGAAGCATCGCCGCCGGGCGGATTCCGGCGGACAAGGTCGACGGGCGGATCTACATCTGCAGGGATCTGGTGTTCCCAAACACGGCGAAGGGAATGGTGGGGCATGGCGACGACGCGCGCGCCCGCTGAGCGGTGGTGGCCGGGTGCCGGTGCGGGGGCGCTTGCAGGCGCGCCCGGATGCGGCGGACCGGTCGGATACGGCCCCGAAGGGGCGGCGAGCGCGGTTGCAGCCACGCCCGCCGCGATGAAGATTCCTGGCGGGATTCTTCGGGGAGACAGTGTAGCGCATACGGCGACGGGCGGTGCTTCTCCATGGCATCGCTAGAATACGTGCCCGCTGAGCTGCGGGCGGAGGCGCGCTGGGTGTGCTGGCGGCGCGAGGAGCGCGGCGGCAAGGCGACGAAGATCCCGGTGTGCGCGGCGAACGGGCGCATGGCCAAGAGCACCGACCCGGCGACGTGGGCGACCTTCGATGAGGCCGTCGCTGCCGTCGGGCGGTGGCGCTGCGACGGCGTTGGCTTCGTGTTCGGGCCCGATAGGGCTTACACAGGCTTGGATCTGGACCATGTTCTCGTAGACGGGGCACTGGACGCCGCGTACCGCTGGGTCGTCGAGCAGGCCGGGACGTACACCGAGGTGTCCCCTTCCGGGGACGGGCTCCACCTCATCTTCCGCGGGAGCAAACCCGACTGGGCGCAGAGGGCGCGGAAGGGCCAGCCGGGAGGTCGGGTGGTCGAGATGTACGACCGTGACCGGTACTTCACTGTTACCGGGGCGGTCTTCGAGGGGCACGATGCCATCTCGGAGAATCCTACCGTGGTTGAGCGGGCGTACCGGACGTGGATCGAACCGGAGGCCGCGGCGCAGCCGGCGCTATCGGCGGCGGGCACGAGCTCGTCTGATGGCATGGATGACGACGCGCTCCTGGAGCGCATGTACACGTCGAGAAGCGGCGACGCCATCCGGGCACTCATGGCGGGCGACTGCTCCGCGCAGGGAGGCGACCGGTCGGCAGCCGACATGGCGCTGTGCTCCCACCTGGCCTTCTGGTGCGGGCGCGACGCCGGTCGCATGGACCGGATCTTCCGACGCTCCGGCCTCATGCGCGACAAGTGGGACTCCCGCCGCGGGGGCTCCACGTACGGCGCGCAGACGATAGAGCGCGCAATCGCGGGATGCACGGACGTCTACAGGCCGAGGGACCGGCGAGCGGAACGGCCCTCTCGCCCTCAAAACAAGAACGCATGTTCGACTGCAAAGCGGCGCGAGCAGCAAGGGGTACCCGACGATGGCGCCGCGCCGAGGGAGGCCACAGACGTGGCGCCCTCGGTCGAGGGCTGGCACGTGGACGACCGGGGAAGGCTCTGGGCGGCGGACGCCGCCGGGGAGCTGCGCTACACCGTGACGGCGACCGCGCCCTGGATCGCGTGCGACTTGGAGGACGTCGACACGGGAGACGTGCGCGCGCTCGTGCGCGTGTCGGTGGCAGGCGGCGTGCGCGAGCGGGCGCTCGACCGCGACGTGCTGCTCAACCAGACGCGCATCATCGGGGCGCTGGCTCCACTCGGGGCGAACATATCGAGCACGAATTCCAAGGACGTGGTGCGCTACCTCACCGACTGCGAGCGCAGGCTCGGCGGCGAGCGGCCACGGGCCCGGAGCGTGACGCATCTGGGCTGGGCGGAAGGGCCGCTCGACGCGTTCATGCCCTACGATGAGGGCGATGTGCGCTTCGACCCCTCTCCCGACGAGGCGCTGAAGGCGCGCCCCTTCATGGCGGCGGCGGGCACGCTTGCCGAGTGGGTCGCGGGTGTCGCCCCGGCGCGCGCGGCATCGCCCCTGTTCCGCTGCGTCCTGGCGGCGAGCTTCGCCTCGCCGCTCGTGGCGCTTCTCGGCGTGCAGACCTTCATCGTCTACGTCTGGGGCCGCTCGCGCTCCGGCAAGACGCCGACGCTCAAGGCGGCGGGATCGGTGTGGGGCGACCCGACCGAGGGGTCGGACTCCTACTTCCGCACGTTCGCGGACACTCCGAAGAGCATCGTGAGGGCGGCTGCCCTCCTGCACGACATACCCGTGATCATCGACGAGCTTCAGAGCAAGGGGGCACCCGGCGGCCAGGCGTCGAAGCGCCAGATCGTGGAGGACCTCCTCTACTCACTCTCGCTCGGGCACGAGCGCGGGGCGCTCAATTCCGACCGCTCGATGATGCGGGCGGGCAGCTGGCGCTCGCTCACGATCGCCACGGGCGAGATCCCCATCGTGGGAGACTCGACGCAGCAAGGCGCCTCGAACCGAACGCTGGAGCTCTCGGGCGAACCCTTCGCCGACGTGCGGGCGGCCCAGGCGATGCACCGGCATGTCGCCAGGCAGCACGGGACTGCCGGGAGGGCCTTCGTAGCGGCGCTGAGGAGGAACGAGCCGGCGTTCTACGCTGACCTGTTCTCCCTCGTGCGCGACGGCGTGGGCGACATCGCCTGCGGGCACCCCCAGGCGGACAACATCGCGCTGCTGGCGCTCGCCGACGCGCTCGCCGAGTACTACGTGCTCGCGCCGGGCTCCGAGTGGGCGTCGTGCCTGGACGGCGCGATGGAGATGGCGGCGTGGGCGCTCGGCAACGCGACGGGGGCGGAGAGCGACACCGACACCCGCGCCATCCAGTTCGTCGCGGAATGGCTGGCGGGCAACCGCATCCACTTCGACGACTACTGCGAGAACGACCGGCTGGAACGCTGGGGCGCCATCGAGGAGAAGTCGTGCGCGGCGGGGTTTCGCTGGTACGTGTTCTCGAGCGTGCTGGAGCGGGCGCTCGCGGGCGCGAACTTCGACCGCGCCAAGACGCTGCGGCGCATGGACGAGGAGGGCATCCTCGTGCGCGACTCGGGGCACCGCTACACCAGACAGAAGCGGTTCCGCAACGCCGGGCGCGTCTACTGCGTCTGCATCGACAACGAGGCGCTGGAGGCGTTTCTCGACCGGTCTGCCGGGGCCACGGGCGCTGGCGCCGCCGGCATCGCGTCTCAAGGAGGCGCGCCATGTTGAGACGGGGTTTGAGACGGCCGTACCGGCTGGTGAGGGTGGTTGCCCACCCCTCTTGTCTTGCTGTCTTGACGGGAAGGAGAGTTGATGGGGCATCGCGCGCGGGCGTGCGCGCGCACATGCGCGCGGGGCGCTCTGGTGCCGTTCTGCTTGAGACGTTGAGACGGGCGGCGTTTGCGCTGGCAGCGGGCTTGCTCTGTGTCTCAAGCGGGGGTCTCCGGCGCGATGGTGCGCGCGGGCGGCGTATGAGACGGGCCGGGAGGGGGCGAAGATGAGCTGGTGGACGGAGGAGCAGGACGACGTCCTGCGCGAGGTGAGCTTCCGGGGCGCGGCCTACGCAGCGGCCGAGATCGAGCGGCGCTGCGGGGTGCACCACTCCGTGCGGGCGGTGGAGATGCGGGCGAGCCGGATCCACTGCTCGCTGGCGATGCAGACGGTGTGCCCCTCCTGCGGCGCGGTGGGCGTTAAGATCAACCGGCAGACCGGCATGTGCCGGCGGTGCACCGAGGAGTACCACCTGGCGCAGGAGCGCGCCTTCAACGAGCAGCTGGAGCGCGAGCGGATCGCCGCCGAGGAAGCGGCGGACATCGACGACGTGCGGCGCGAGCGGGACATGATGCGGCAGCGCAACTCGCGGCTGTGCAGGAAGTACGGGCTGAAGGGTAAGCGGGAGCGAAAGGGCTAAGAGGGTTTGGAAGGCGTGCCCCACACTCTGCGGGGCACGCCTTTTAGGAGTTGAGCTTGTCGACGGGGGTGACGACGGGCTTGCCCTCAGCGTCCACGAGGACGCTCATGCCGACACCCGAGGTCTTGTTGGTCGAGGCGAGCAGGTAGTTCACGCCAGTCTCCCTGTCCACGATGATCTTGCGGACGTTGATGGCGCCCTGGTCGTACACCTCGACGAACCTGTCCTTGGCCATTTCTCCCTCCTTTCCTTGGCCGCAATTGACAGTCTTCCATTCTCCAGCCCCCCCCGATTTGTCAATATCGATATGGTCTTTTGTGACGCGACGCGAGAATCCACCGTGACGAGGTCTATCGAGCTTTCACGGAGGTGATTGGCATGGCGAGGCGGGCGAAGCTGACGCAGGAGATGGTGGACGAGGCTATCCGCCTCAAGGCAGACGGGCTCTCCAACGGGGACATCATCTGCGCGCTGGGGATCCACGAGTCCACGTTCTACCGTTGGATCGGGGACCCCAAGAACAAGCTGCAGCGCAAGTTAAGCGAGGGACTAAAAAAGGAGGAGAGCGCGTTCAAGCGGACGCTGCTCACGACCATCCGCTCTGCGGCGCTGGCGAGGAACCAATACTGGACGGCCGCCGCGTGGCTGCTCGAGCGCAAGTACCCCGACGAGTTCGGCAAGGCGGATCGCCAGCGCGACGACGCCAAGGCCGACGCCGCGCCGAGGATCGTGCTCGGCGTGGTGGCGCAGCCGGTGCAGGAGAAGCTGCCGGGGTTCGACGAGGGCGGCTCGAATGGTTGACGCGTCCTCGCTCGTCATCCCAAAGTTCCACGACGTGCTGGGCGATGTCATGGCGCACGGGCACACGCACTACTGGCTGCACGGCGGGCGAGGCTCCACGAAGAGCTCGTTCATCAGCGTGTGCATCGTCCTTCTCCTGCTGGCGCACCCAGAGGCAAACGCGGTCGTTGTCCGGCGCTTCTCCAACACCTTGCGCGACTCCGTGTTCTCTCAGATGACATGGGCGATTGCGGCGCTGGGGCTCGACGCGTGGTTCCGCGCACGCATCTCCCCGATGGAGCTGACCTATTTACCGACCGGGCAGCGCATCGTGTTTCGCGGCGCGGACGACCCGCTGAAGCTCAAGGGCGTGAAGTTCGCGCGCGGCTACGCTGCGGTGGTCTGGTTCGAGGAGCTCGACCAGTTCGACGGGATCGACGCGGTGCGCTCGATCCTCAACTCCCTGCGGCGCGGAGGGGACGACTTCTGGATCTTCTACTCGTACAACCCTCCCCGGACGCTGTGGAGCTGGGTGAACCGGGAGGAGCTTGAGCGCGAGCGGCGGGTGGACACGCTGGTGCGACGCTCGAGCTATCTCGACGTCATCGAGAGCCATCCGGAGTGGCTGGGCGCTCCGTTCATCGAGGAAGCGGAGTACCTGCGCTGCGTCGACGAGCGGGCGTGGAGGAGCGAGTACCTAGGCGAGGTCACGGGGACGGGTGGCAGCGTGTTCAACAACGTGATCTCGGTACGGCTCTCGGACGCCGCGTGCAGGGGCTTCTCGCGCACGCGAAACGGCGTGGACTGGGGCTGGTTCCCCGACCCGTGGCGGTTCATGCGCTGCGGGTGGGAGCCCGGCGAGCGGAGGCTCACCATCTTCGGCGAGCTGTCGGCCAACAGGAAGACGCCCTCGGAGACGGCGGCGATGGTGACCGATGCGCTCACCTATGCGGACGGGCCCGGCGAGGACAGCTACCTCCACGACGAGCTGATCTGGTGCGACGACACGCCGGACGGCAAGCAGAGCATGGCCGTGTGGCGGCGCGAGGCGGGGCTGCGCGTGCGCCCTGCGAGGAAGAGCAACATGCGGCGCCTCTCCTACGAGTGGCTGGCGGGGCTTCGCGAAATTTGCATCGACCCGGAGCGGGCGCCGCTCGCCTACGAGGAGTTCAGACTCAAGGAGTACGACCGCGACCGCGACGGCACGTGGCTGGACGACATCCCGGACGGCAACGACCACTCGATCGATGCGGTGCGCTACGCGATGATGGACGACGTGCTGAGGGGATAGCGGTGCGAGCGTTCTTCTCGTCCCCTAATCATCGTTGGGAAGATACCAGCCGTGCTCCCTGTGTACGGGATATCCCGGCTCGCTGTCAGGATGTGAGGCCTTGTAACGACGGTTTTTCTCTCGATCTATTACGTCGAGATAGTGCATTGCCCGCTCGTCACCAGAGCAATGCCGAAGCCTAATCTTCTCGCGCTCTTCGTCCAGCTCCTCCTCTGGAGACTTTTTCAGCCAGTCGTACGTGTACTTGTCGTAAGGGTCTTCCGATCCCTTGAATAGCTTGCCGAAGAGTCCCATGGTGCCTCCGATCTTCTCGACCTTCATTCGATATGGTAGTCGCTCGAGCTCGACGACCACTCAGTTGCCAACTGAATTTCTGGCGTTCTTCTCGCTCATCTCCTCCCCCTGCGGAGCAAGACCCGGAACGGGGCTTGCGGAGCCCGCGGAAAGACCGCGGAGGGAGCGCAGCGACCGTAGCGGGCTTGGAGCGGTGCGGAGGGTGACTGCGCAGCAGGCACCCGCAGCTGCGGAGGCAGACCGCTTGCGGGCTGCCGGAGCGTGGAGCAAGACGGCGCATGGAGCCGCGCCGTGGGCTTGCCTGTGGATGGCGCTCGTGCGCGGCGGAGTGCGTTGGCTTGCGGAACAAGAGCGCCGACTACAGGCGGCGCGATGCGAAGCGCAGACCTTTGGGCTGCGCGGAGGAGCGAGCGACCTTGGCGCGAGCCGCCCGCTTATGCAGACCGCATTGGCAGGAGCGCCCTCGACAGCTCCTATAGCAGAAACGGGAATAGACGCATAACGGCGCCGTCACACGAATACATATGCGAAAGCGGCAGGAGCGATGCAGGCACGAGCGCGATTGGCAGTAAGGGCGAAAGCGCGAGTGCGGGCACCTGAGGGAGCGCGGGGAGTTTGGGACGGGCGCGTAACCTGAGCGGCGACACGAGGGGCCGCTTGGGAGGTGCGCTGTGCAGGGGCTGGATGACGAGTACTGGGTGCCGGAGCATGTGAGGGAGTGGCTGAGGTCGCTGGGGTTCTCGCTGCCGCTGGAGGACATGGAGCCGCACATACGGGCGTGGGACCGGTGGATGCGGGCGCTCGGGGACTTCTACGACTATCGGGACACCGACGGGGTCGGGCGGGTGTACGAGGTGCACAGGCGCTCGATCCACCCGGCGATGCGGGTGTGCCGGGAGTGGGGGTCGCTGCTGCTGAACGACCGGACGCAGGTGGCTTGCGAGGAGCAGGCGTGCACGGACTGGCTCGCGGCGTGGATGGCGCGGACCGGGTTTCTCGCCTCGGCGCAGGAGTGCGTGGTGCGCGCGTTCGGCCTGGGGACGGGCGCGTGGGCGCTCTGGGTGGACGCCGGCGCGGGCGAGGTGCGCGTGAGGCGCTATGACGCGCGCATGGTCGTTCCGCTCACCTGGGACGAGGAGGACGTGACGGAGTGCGCGTTCGTGACGCGGGCGTTCTGGCGCGGGAGGGCGGTCGACCAGGTGCAACTGCATTTGAAGGGTGCCGCTGACACGTTCTTCTCGCTTGCTGAATCATCTGGAGGGGCTGCGACGGCGGGTCCTTCTCGCCTAACGGATGGCGAAGGCGAGGGCACGTACCGGATCGTGACGGCCTGCTTCGACCGTGACGGGAACCGCGTCGAGCCGGAGGGCGTGTGCCCGGTGTACGACACGGGGTCGGTGTGGCCGACCTTCGCGCTCGTGAAGCCGGCCATCGACAACACGCGGGTGGACATGTCGCCCTACGGGCAGTCGGTGTTCGCCGATGCCGTCGACGCGATCCAGGCTGTGGACCTCTGCTACGACGCCATGATGAGCGAGATTGACAACGGGAAGATGCGCGTGTTCCTGTCGGATGTGATGTTCGACGTCGAGCGCGACGGCAAGGGCGGGCGCGTGTCGATCCCGTTCGGCAAGGGCGACTGCACGGTGTTCAGGAAGGTGATGTCTACCGAAGACACGATACAGGAGTTCGCGCCGGCCTTGCGCACTGAGGCGCAGGCGCGGGCGTTCCGTGTCGCCTTGCAGACGCTCGGCGACCTGTGCGGCTTCGGCATCAACTACTTCGACCTCGAGAACGTGGGGTATGTGAAGACGGCCACGGAGGTGTCGGCCGACAACTCGGCGCTGATGCGCAACATCAGGAGACACGAGCATGCGCTGGAGGGCGCGATCGCAGGGATCTGCCGGGCACTGCTCGCGGTGGAGCGGCGAATCGGCGTGGGGCTGCCCGACGAGGGCGGGATCAGGGTGACGTTCGACGACAGCATCATCACGGACACGACGGCCGAGAAGCGCCAGGACATGGACGAGGTCGCGGCGGGGCTCATGGAG